GCACACAGATGGCGCCTTCTTTCAAGCCATCTCTCCCTATGATGCGGATGATGTGGGCCAATCTGACTCTGTACATCTCCTTCTTTTTGGCTACGGTGATCTTGTCATTGTCGGCTCCTCGTGATCTTCTGCTCCGATACATCCCGAATGCATACACATCGGGTGGCGTTGTGTCCTGGCAGGGTGCAGGTGTTCTGGGTGCCGCAGCAGTTGTTGTGTCACATCTGCTGAACGTGTTCCTGTTGAGCTTCCTCGGCTAAAATGGATCTACACTGAAGCTGTAACTGTAAGACAAATGCCTCTCATCAACAACTCCGAGTGCAAGTACATTATGGCATCTATCAATCGCGGAAATGATTATCATAGGAATGTGGGTTCTCAAGTCTTTAATGAGTTTCTCGGCTATATCGAGTCAGCGGGCCCAGTAAAGGTATTTGCAAAGGCTCTCTTTAATCGTAAGCCGCCTGTCCTTCATATTCCTAACATTCCTCGGTATGTGACTTGTAATGATCCTGAGGTTGATGATATTGATAAATATAAGCTGATCAGTGATTACGGAATCATCCAGCGTCTTGAGGAGCATGTTGGTCATGTCAAGATTACAGTTGAATATTCTGGATATTCACACATTGCAATGCAGGTAAAGTTCGTTCCACGGGTTATCAACAATCCAGAGGAAGAGCAGTCTGCGGAGCTTCCTGTTACAGATGATGATGAGAGCATCCAGGATCGTATGCTTCGCAAGGAGACTTCTTGGTAATACATAATATGACAACACCTCACAACTGCAACGCTTGTAGCGTATATATTTATGATGTCCTGAACTGCGATCTTTCAAGTCAGGACATTTATTACGGTTTTTACAATTTCAAAGCTGTAAAAAAGATTCTTCCAGAACTCGTCAGAGAGTTTCAGAGGATTGCCTCAGATCATCATTACGATGTATTTGATACACCCGATCCCCGTCGGTCAATGTTCATTGTTACTCGGTTGATCGAGGAAGATTTTGTGAAGAGAACAGGGATCTCCTATCATGGAGCTCTTGCAAGAGGCAAGCCACATCAGATGGCATTTCATTGGGTCAACCATTACTTCCGAAAGTTGTCAGGTCTACAGCAGATTCATCGTGAACATTCAGGCGGGATTGTTGAAGCTCCGATCCCGAAACTTGACCTAAAAACTCTTTTGAGATACCTTGATGCAGGTCACATCTCTCCAGAGAAAATGGAAATGTATCTCAATGAGTATGATGTATACAGTAAAGATGAATAACGCATCGACCGCAAATCTATACATGGTACTGGAAGTCAAAATCATTGAGCTTGAGGAGCGTATTGAAGCATTAGAGGCAGAGGTTGCACGACTGAAGTTTCTGGCACTTCCGAAAGATATGAGCCTTCAAGATCAGTTTAAGGCATGGGAAGAGCATAAGAATACTCCAATGACGTATTCAGAGATGCGCGAACGTTTCGGTTAAAGACAAGTCGGCTTAAAGAAGTAATGTTCCTCCGACCTGTATATCTACAGCAACCACCTGCATGGTTTTATCCACGCATTTTAGTTGGAGCAGGCGAAATGCTCTCACAGGGTTTTTCACGTAAATACGGGATTACTCATGTCATTAACTGTGCATTTCCCGAGGATTCTCCGGTCTGGTTCAGACGTGCATTTCCAGATCGGTATGTATGTCTGAGTGCACATGATACACTGCAGTCTAATATTTTGGATTGGTATCCTAAGTTTGAAGAGACTTTGACGGCCTTTTTGCGTGCTCCTGGATCAGGAACTGTGTTTGTCCATTGTCAGTGTGGAATTAATCGCTCTGCCTTCTTGGCGCTGACCTATATTACGATACATTACAACATGCCATATGAACAAACTTTTGTGGCGCTAAAACGCCAGCGACCCTGCATGTTGACAAATCCGGTCTTCAGGAAGCAAACTGAAGAGTTTGTAAATGGACGTGTTCCGAATTCGGAAAACCAGGGAGGTGGGGACGAGCGGATCGTCAATGGGGACGCTGGACTCTGTCCATCAGGAACAGGTACAGGGTTTGCGGGATTCGGGTGCTAAACAGGAGGAACTTAAAGCCCGGATCGCTGAACTTCAAAGTCAACGTGAAACATTAGGTGCCTCCAATGAAATCACAGACATTGTGAGGTGTTCGCACGTGGATTCTCAGATTCGCGAGATAGAACAGGAACTTGCTCAGTCCAACCCAGTGGAGGAGTACTACATGAAAAACATGGATATCTTACTTGATTATTATGGAAAACAGGATGCAGCGTCAGCTCCATCTGCTCCACTCCCCAAAGATGCCAACACGTTCCTTAAATTCTTTGTCGCAAATGTGCCCATGACGGATACAGGATTATCGAAGAAGCAGATGTTTGACGAGTACGTCACTCGTATGAAGCTGACGAACGGGCCTGAAGCTACCCAGTTGCTGACGGAACATTGTGTCGCGTGCAACACTGCGCGGGAAGAGATCAGTTCGGAGGGCATTCTTGTGTGCCCAAGTTGCGGGTCGGAGGAGTATGCGTTGGTTGTGTCGGATTTCCCATCGTTCCGTGATCCCCCAAAGGAGAGGAACAATTACGCCTACAAAAAGATTAATCATCTCAATGAGATCCTTAATCAATTCCAAGCGAAGGAATCTACCATTATTCCCGAAGAGGTTATGAATGAGGTCATTCTTGAGATCAAGAAGCGTCGCATTGATAATATTGCTGATCTGTCGGAGGAAGACATTCGTCAGATTCTGAAGAAGCTGGGACGATCGAAGTATTACGAGCACCGTGCTCACATCCTGAGTCGGTTGAATGGAAATCCGCCCCCAACCATCACCCCTGAAATAGAGGAAAAGGTCCGGGCAATGTTTCAGGAGATTCAGGCACCGTTCTTGCTGTACTGTCCCAACGACAGAACCAACTTTTTGAGTTATTCGTACATCCTGTACAAGTTCTTTGAGTTGCTGGATCTGGATGAATATAAGGTGTTCTTTCCTCTATTGAAGTCCCGTGACCGGTTAATCGCTCACGATCAGATCTGGAAGAAGATTTGCGACTACCTAAACTGGGAATTTATTCAGAGCGTTTAAGTAAATGTCAACTCGTAGAAAGTTGGAAAAACCACACATAACATATAATCGTATCGCTGGTACAGAAGCAGTAGATGCTGCAGAACGTGCGGTTGGAATGCCATATCATGAAATACCTGAAGGTTCACCTCTGATAGATGTTTTTCATAAAGTAACTAAAAAGCAATACAAAGAGAGTTTAGATAGACTTTATCATAAGAAGCCCGATACACGCCCTGCAGGAGCTCGTAGACGTCGTGCGCGGAAAACTCGTCGCAGTCGTAAGTAATGAAACTTACACCCCAAGAAGAAGCGGTACTGGTGTGTTATATCGCAATCTACTACAACTGCAATAATGCAAAGGAGATTGGAGATATCATCAAAAAGTATGGGTCAACTACCAGTAGAATTGTCTACAGAGGTCAGGCTAAAAAGGACATTGCGATTGACAATAGGAAGCCCTTTGTGTCTACCAGTCCATCACGCGAGATGGCTGAGCAGTTTGTAGAACACGATTGGGAGGCGAATAAGAAGGTTGGGAATCTATTCAAGATACATCTTGAGAACGCCAAGTGGCTAAGCACAAGAAGTATTAACTTTACGCTTACGGATGAAGTCAAGGAAGAACTGAGAAAGATAAACAGCAAACCGATTCAAAAAGAGAGGGACTATACCTTAGATGAGTTCTGGCCACAGATTAAGACACGTCTTGCAGAACTAATTGCAGAGGGCGAAGAGATATTGGTCTTGACTGGCGGTACATTCAAGAATACAAAGGGAGTCGGTGAGATTGAAACGTGGTATTCGGTTGGTGGACGCCGGCGCAAAACTCGTCGGTCTACTCGCGGTCGCTAGGCAAACTCATAAGACCATACAACACCACGAAGAACACGAGGGTATGAAGCATGAACCCAAACGCCGTAGGGCACCCATTGACTGCGACACCCGCAATCAACGAGTTCACAAAGCGAAAGGTAACCGGATTCGCCACAAGGAAAAACGCAAGAGCAGAATACAACGAATACTTGAACTTCAATCCTTCAGACTTGACGGCCATGTTTGTTTGTAATAGAGTAATAAATGGATTTCTATGTGTTGATGTTTTGGGTGGGTATCGTGATTTTGATTGGTTCGCATGTGCTCCTTTTTAAGTCTATGCCCGGGCATTCAACGATCGCACTCGTTGCCACTGCGTTGGTGTTTGTCGGCTCAAAACTTGGACGTGAGTTTCTTGGATTAGCCTAATCTTTATCGCTTACACCTTTGCCCGTGGAAAAAGTAATGGATCCAATTCCTATACTAGGTAGTTTAACTGGGTTTGTATGTTCATTTGTAGGTGTGTATTACTGTCGTAGTCGCCCACGAAAGTTCAAGGCTCCTGATCCGATTGTGGTTGTGCATCGGGAGGAGGACCCTGGGAATCCTTAATAGCCTTCCTTATTCCTACACACCTCACATAATGCAAACTTCTTGTGCTTGAACTCCTTCTTGCACTCCCAGCAGGTTCTCATATAGAGCTTTGCCACAGCCTCCTTGAGATCCATTACAAGATTGTCTGTAATGAGACCCACGAGCATGATTGTAATGGGCTTGTCGCGACCCGACTTGTCTGTATAGGACAGCCAGGTTCTTCCCTTTTGAAACATCACGTCCTCTTCCTCATAATCGTGTGGATCGAAGTACTGCTTGTAGTACTCAATAAACTCACAGATGACCTTGTCTGGAGACACATCGCTGTCACCGCTGTAGAGATCGGAGTATTCAAAGATTGCAATTTCGTATGACATGTTGTATATGAAAAATAATTAAGTGACCAAGTTGAATCCATTTTGGACGAAGTTTAAACCAACTCCTTTGCGTCCAATACACGACTCCAAGCAAAGAGCCATAGTCCTGATTTCTCGCACTTCTCAATGACCTTTGCAGATAGTTTCTTCTTATCGCGCTGTGCCATTTTATCATTTAGATTTCCAAGTCTAATCCATAGTTCAGCGGGTCCGATCTTGTTCTCTTTCATCACACGATGAAACTCATTCATAACCATGTCTGAGTTGAAGTTGGGAGCATTTGGTCTTCCCGTTGTTACTT